CAATAGCTAAGTTAACTTATGGAAAGGATGCATCAAGATTCAACGGTCTTGACATTATTGTAAAAGAAGTTAATGATGTGTCTGAAAGGTGGGAAAACTTCGTAAAAGAAAATTTTGTACCAAAAACAAAAGCTGATAAAGAACGTAAAGAAACATTGGAAGCATTGCTTGCAGTTGTAGAAGACATTCACATGCTACGTACAGGTACTTGGGAGCCAGATGATGATAGTTGTGACGCAACTATTGATAATTTAAAGTTGGTTATTAAGTATATAGAAAAAACAAAATAAAAAAGGGGGTACAATTTGTACCCCTTTTTTGTTGTTCACAGGTGAGTAGTTATTTCTTTTTTGGTCATTCCTGCACCACTCTTAGTAGATCGGAAGTTACCTCCCTTACCTACTGTTCGTTTTACATTCTTTTGTCTTTGAGCAGCCATGTCATTAGTTTATAAAGTATTTCAATCTTTCTTCTGGATAGAATATATCTTCTACGGTATCTACCAACGGTATTGTTTTTTTGCCCCATACATATAACCTTAGACTGTCTTTGTTTCTACCAGATTTGTATCTTTTAAAAATAGGCTCGTCATCAAAAGGATTCAGGCTTACTGTTTTATATAGATTAAGAAGACTGTCAAGTTGGTTTACTGCGGCAGAAGGAGAACTAACTATTTTAAGCGTTTCTTTAGGTAGAGTAATAGGATTGAACATACCAAGTTCTGTACTTAATCTTTCTGCTTGATAGGCAGCCATATTCAATAACCAGTTGTCATCTTCATCATCTGCAAGTCCTATAAGCGCACTTGCTGTAAATAATGTAGCTAAGAATAATCCTTGTTCTGTAAGAGTTCTTCTTATGTTTGCTTTTTTATTATCAGGCAATTCATTGTAAGCTTCTTTTACTCTACTGAAAGTAAACTGACCTTCTTTGTATTCAGTAAATAACTGTTTCATAAAATTACCTGTGGTTATCCACATACCTTCAACTTCTTGATCTAAAGAGTAGTTATAGTATTGTCTATCAAATCTTCTGTTGAATGCAGGTTTTAACCATTTACGAAATAGAATACCAAGACGACCTACAGCAAACTTCTGCATAGCACCTCTATCAGTATTATTATAGATACCATGCAGTTTTTGATTGACACCTTTCATTCTGAGTTTAAAAGCTATCATATCCTGTTGAGTAAATTCAGAACCGTTAAGATTCTTTATGCCATTTTTTATTACAAGACGATTATTCTTTACTTCAAAAGCTTCATACATTGGTATTTCTTTACCTGATGAATCTTTTACTTTTTTATTATGAGCAAGAGCAAGTGCCATACGACCCTGCATTTGATGTTCACCCACATGGTTTACAAAGAACATTGCAGAACTGTTGAACATTCTGCCCCATCTACTACGATCTGTATTTACTTCACGTGTTCTGTTTTCAAAGTCTTGTAATACATCAAACTTTTCCATAAAAAGTCTAAGCTTATTTGAAGAACGTGTTTTACCTACATCTGCCATAAGACCAGAAACACCATCTTTACCTGCAAGCCAGTATTGTTTTTCAGCAAACTTCATGTCTTCACTGTTGACATACTCTTTTGCAAACTGCTCTTCACGCAGCATTACCTCACCGAATAATACGTTAGAGAATCCTGCGTACACGTTAAGAGCAAGACCGTTGATAGCTGTATATTTGGCAAGAGCATCTGCTGCTTTTGCTTTACTTATGCCAAATAGCTCACCTTCACGATTTTTCAGCTCACCGTAAACTACCATGTTCATATAGTCTACATATCTATCAAGAGCACTACCTCCTTGTTTTACACCTGACCCTGTAAGTATCTTTCTTTTAGCTATTACGTCTCTACCTATTTCAATAATATCTACTACTTTTGATAACTCTCTGTGTCTTGTTGCCATATCTGCAAACATGATCATTGTTGCAGTAGCATCTGTAGACAGGTCGGTCATATTATCAAGCTCAGTAAAATAAAATATTGGAATGTTTTTTATAGGATTACCAGACTCATCTGTAATTACTCTACCAAACTCTGTATCATCTTCACGTTCTACAAAAGCATCACGTATAGATTCTGACAACGTTCGTTTAGGGTCTGCTTTTGCTCTTTCAATAAAATCTTTACGTATCTGAATAGCAGTCATATTGTTTCTGAACTTTTCAGGCATATGCTTAGTAAGTTCTTCACGTAACTTCATATACGAATCATAGTATTCTCTTTGAGCAGGAGTAAGCTTTGCGAACTCTTTATTTTCATATATTGATTTTTTAGGCATTGCAAGTTCTCTTCTAAAGCTTACTTGCTCATTATAACCGTCAAGAGTAAAAGTCACATATCTTTCGTTTTTCCACTCTTGATATATTCTTTCTGCTTCTTGTTGCTGAGATCTTTTAATACGTTTGTCAAACTTTTCAGTAACAATCTGTTTATAAATGGATTCTCTTTTAGCATCTAATATCTTTTGATAGTTAGGGTTAGGTTCTGTATTCTTTTCAAACCATTTAGCTATTTCCATCTGATAATCAGCATAAGCATTAGGGTTAAGGTTTGCTAATTCTCGTTCTCGTATCTTTACGTTTTCCCTACCTTTTGAAAGACCATATTTATCGTGCAGATCATCAAAGAATTTATCTTTAGCTTTATTGAACTCATAAGTATTTATCTCACTTATATAGTTTCCTGTAAGCGCACCATTACTTCTTTCATATAACCATTCTGTATTCTCTACTCCACTTGCTTTAAGTTTAGCATCAGCATCAAGAATGTCTTTCATAATATCATCAACTTCAAATGCAGCCTTTTCAAGATGCTCTTTAACAAGTCTATCTGTAAGCATAAGAAGATCATCAGTGCTTTCAGCAACAGAATCAACCCATCTTCTGAGAAATGGTACATCTCTATCAGTAGATTCTGCTAACTTTAACAACCTTTCGATCTCTTGTAATACTTTCATATCAGCATCGGGTTCTCCTGCATATCTACGCTCAAGAAAAGGTCTAAAGGCAGATACAAATAGATTTGTAGAGTATTGATCGTAACTTTCAGACATTGCTGTCATACCCTTATTGATGTTATCAAGAGCTTTAATGATCTCATCAAGTTGTTGAATTTTATTATTCAGTGATATACCGTCTTCACCATAAGATGTAGGATCTTCTTTTTCAAGCATTCTTTTTTGCTGAACGGTCTCTGACATTAAGCTATCAACAAGAGGTCTGTACGCTTCAATATATACGCTTAGATCACGTAATGATGACCCGAACTCATTCAGATTATCATCATATACTCCTTCTTGGAATCCTCTTCTTACAGCTACTAATCTATCAAGAAGTAGATCAGCTTCTGATTCTACTTTATTTATGAATGTAATAAGACCTTGTGTAGTACGATTGTCATCAAGTGATCTATGGAGTTTTGATAGTAATACTCTTTCTTTAGCTGCATATTTCTTTTTTGTCTGATACCGCTTGATCTTATCACTTACAATGGTAACTGCTTGTTCAAGCTTTGGTTTCATACCGTCAAGAATCTTACTGTTCTCAAATGCTTTGGTATCTATTTGAAAAAACACTTCATCTTTAGTTACTTGTTTTTCAAGTTCTTCTTTAATAGATTTAGTATCATTTAATGTTTGAGAGACAATAGAATCTAATGCAGTACGAACTCTACGTTCTTTTACTTTAGTACCGAATGTAAAGAAATTCTTAAATGCATTCCATATACGTTGAATAAGAGTGCGTTGTCTCGGTGTAGTTGATTCTGTAACCCCCTTAATAAGAGCATCAGCAACCATCTTACCTACAATTTCCATCTTAACTTTTTCAACATCATTGTTGTATGCTTGCATATAAGCTTCAGACTCAGCATCCCATATAGGAGTACCTTCTACATTATCCATAAGTTCTTGAACCCTGGAATCATTACGCAATGCAAATACAATAAAGTGAGCAACCTCTTCAGGAAGCGTATCTATCTTTTGAGCACCTTCTTTAACAGCAATTACTTTTTGCATCATATCAGCAACAGCATTTGCCTGTAGTTTTTCACCGTATGTTGTTTCGTACCATTCACTGTACTGTTCAAAGTCTGTCAATGAGATACCAAGATCATTCATAATATCTTTCATGCGACCGTCAATAACTGAATTTGCAGGAACTTTAGTAGCTTGAATGTTTCTATAAGGACCGCCGAACGGTTTAAACATTCTACCGTTTTTAGTAATAAAATAACCTGTACCTGTACGTGTTTTTTTAAGACCGAAACCTAACTTACGCAACTTAGGGCGCACTTCATCAGGATTGATCTGAGAACCAAAGAAATTACTTTGATTCATGTTGTACATCATAGCAATCTTACGTACTTCACTCAAAGCATTTGGCTGCTGAAAGAATACAGGAGTTTGAGACCCTTTAACTTCTTTTATTCCTACTAATTCATTAGCTGCTGGAAATTCATCAGAATTGTTTCTTTGTTGCCACAATGCAACTTTAGCTTTAAGAATGACAGGATTCAGTTCAGTACTTTCCTGCAATGCTATAAAATCAGGATGTGATGTATTTATACAGATTGACATTATTTACAATTTCTTTCTTGGTTACGCATCATTTCTTTCTCCTCTTCTGTAAGTTCATTGAACATAGAAAGTGGGATATCGTTTTTCTCCATTATCTTTTTATCAATAGCTTCAGTAACTTGTTTCGTTTGTGACTGAGTTTGTTGTGTTGGCGCAGTAGTAGGTTGAGCTATATCTCCAAGAGTTTTCTTTATACCATATTTTTTATCTATACTTTCTGTATATGCAAAATCTTTAGTATTTAATTTGGTATCTGTTTGAGGTGGTACATTTTTTAAATCTTCTGTAATTGAAGTTATTAAATCTGCAGGTATTGCTGCAGAAATGCTTTCGTCCATAAAATCTTCAGACATCTTAGAACTACTTATCATAGAAGGTTCAGATTTAGTGCCTTCATTTTTAAACAGTTTTTTCTGAACAACACCGTTTTTTAAACTAAATTTAGCCATCCACTGACCTGTAGGTCTATTAAATAAAACTTTAAAGTTACCCTGAGTAGGATTTGGTATAATATGAGTTATTGTATTTTCTCCGTTTTGAATAGGTTCTTTTAAAGACCAATCTTTTAACTCAAAAATAGGTACACCTTTCTTTTTAGATTCTTCCCTTAGTTTATCAAAATTAACCTCACCAGTTTGTTGTGTTGGTTGAGTTGCTTCAGGTAATGTAGTAGGTTGTTCTGTTTCTACCATATCTACAAGTTCTTTCAATACATTCTTAGCTTGAGCTACAGGTGCAGGATCTACAGGCATTTGAAACATAGGTTCTACCAAAGGTACTAACCCTTGTTTAAAGTTTGCTTTTTCTTCTGCAGACATCTTTTTATAGAATGCTACAAATGGATGTGACAGGTCTACTTTACCATTAACATCAAAGTTCTTTAAAGAAAGCATTACATCTTCTGGCGCACCTGCCATAAGATTAGGCATTGCTGATACAACATCAAGCGTAGATGCTGTTTGATGTTGATTGTTAACTTCAACAGTTTTAAGCTTGTTTACCTTTGATAGTAACGGTTCGTAGTTATCATTCATTGATGATAAAGCATTGTTAAGATCAACTTCTAAATATTGATTGTTAACTCCTAATGGTTCTGCTTCTTCATACATTGGAAATCTTGTAACTGAGTCTACTAACGGTGTTCCATCAGCATCAAACATTTTTTTCATCAAATATGTTTTACCTTCTGTACCCGATAATTCATCGGCAGCAGTTACTACTTTAATATACAAAGAACCTGAATCTGCTCCGATCTGTCTTTTACCTTCTTGATTTATTCCCATCATAGTAGTACGACCTTTTGACATAGGATAAAACTTAGGTACAGAGTCCATACGCTCATACAAGTTTCTTGTAGTCTGATCTGCAAATCCTTCAAACAGTCTTCTGATATTCTCTTTTGCTTTTTGTACAAGAGACTCTGCGGCTTGTAGTTCTCTGTTTAGTTCTTCATATCTTGAGCTACCTTGAGGAACAAGTGCTAATTGTTTTGAAATTTCTATAGCTTTTGCTTCTGCTTCTGCAAGTTCTTCTTTAAGCTTGGAATAATCATTTTCCATTTTGACAAAGTTATCTTTCAAGTGATTAGTATAACTTTTATCAGGATTGTCGTGAAGCTCAGCCATATATCTTGTAGGTACAATATCCATAAATGCATTGGGTCCGAATGTATAACCTGATTGTGCATATGCATACTTTACAAGGTCATTTGCAATCTCTCTTTCAGTCTCATTGTTGGAATCAAGCATTGACTTCCAAATATCAGTAATCTCTTGCTGATGGATCTTATCAATACCTGACCTGTTGAAATCAATGAATATTCTACCTTCAGTTTTCTTATTTGATATAGGAGCGAATCTACTCAAGAACAATCTGAATGGACTATCAGGGTTAGCTTCTTGATACTTTGATATCTTATCAGGAAGTTCATTCATAACTGTGAGAAGATCTTTATTATTATACGTCTGATAACCAGAACCCATAATTGTAATAAGCATTCTATTTATAAGATTCTTTTCTTTTACAGTTATTCCTTTTTTAGCTCCAATAACACTATTTCTGAATGCAGCAAAGAAACCGTCAAGTCTTGCATATGGTATGCCTGTAACTTCAGAAAGGGTTTCATTAGCTGCTTTTATACCATACTCGTAAAGATCACTTACATAAGGAACCACACCAGAGTTTACAAAGGCTTCAAACCCTTCTATTGTACCTCCATCTATACGCATTGCTTCTAAGAACTTTTCTTCAAGGTCTAATGATGTCATTACATCAGGACCTGCTGCGTTGTTTGATGAATCGTAACGCATAGCTGCCTGTGTGGTAGTAAGAGCGTCTGCATTTCTTTTAACTTTAGCTAAAAGGTTTGTAGCAACAATTCTTCGTAACACCTGATCTTCGGTAAGAGAATCTATATCATTCATATCATAGGATTCCTGTAGCATTTCTGCCATGCTTCCTGAGAAATCTTCAACTGATTCAGGTTTCTGTTTATTTATTTTAAACTGTAATATTTTACCAGGACCTCCTTCAGATTTTTTATAGTTATTGATTTTTTTATTAATAGCTTCTGATACAAGAGCGTCTCTTTCTTCAGGTGTTGCATCATTAAACTCAGGGTTTTCTTCAAGTACAAACTTTTTAAGTGCTTCTCTATGTGCTACTTCCACTTCACTGAATGCTTTGTTTATAGCAGCACTACCTGTAAGACCTGATGATTTTGCCATATCAGTGATCATTCTTACAGGAGGTAGATTCATAAACGCAATAGCTGTAGGAATACTGTGTCCTACACGTACCATCGTGGCAATCCAGTCTGCAGATGCATCTGTAATATTCAAGAATGACGCAAGTGGATCTTTTGCATTATCTACTGCAGCAGCAAGAAACTCAGCAAGATTATCTGTAATACGTTCTCCGTTAAATTCTCTATTATTTAAGAATCTACCGTTAACCATATTTATTTTTATACTGTTGTCAGTTTTTGTTTCTTCGTCTTTTGTAAATGCAAAGTCACCGTGTATCATAAGCAAATGGTTTGCGTTATGATTAGCAAATGTACCGATAAGTTTTGCACCTGTCATGTTACGTTCAAATATCTCTTTTCTTGTAGAAAGTAATGCAGGATTAAGATCTTGTGGTTCTTTACCCATAAGAATATCAAGGTATTCTTTCATACTCTTGAGACTTTCAAAGTTACCAGGCTTTAGTTGCGCTTGAGTTGTCTTATTGTTTTTAAGAACAGCAATTCCCATATCAATAATCATATTATCCCTTGCTTCTTTACTGTCCATCCCTGAAGGAACCTTTCTGAGTTCTCCATCTACAGATGTTTCAGTATTGTACATCATACTGAACAGTTTATCAATATCAAAGTCAAGACCTGCAATAGTAGTAGCTTCATCAGGCAGAATAATCTGTCCACCTACAGCACTTGGTAAGTATCCTATTACTTTAATATGGAATACAGAGTAGTAATCTTCTGTAGGAATACGATAGAAGATACCTTCTTTTAACTCTTCAGGTACTTTATTTATATCGATTATACCATCTTCGTCAGCATATACTTCAAGACCTTTCATATGAGCAGGTAGTAACGCTTCGTAATGCATTATACCACCATAGTTAGGGTTTTTGTATTTTTTTAGATCTTCAGAAGAAAGGTTCATATTCTTTATTTCTTTTTCACTGTAGAATACTCCATCTTTTATATACTCTCTTTCATCAAATACGATATCTGGCTTACGCAATCCTTTATCATTATTTTCAAGGAATCCGTATGATGTAGTGTTGTATGCAGATATACCGTTAATCTTTTGTTTAGTAACCTTATTCTTAAAGTAAGAATACATCATTGCTTCTACACGGGATGCAATGTGTGGGTGCCACATAGGAAGTACGGTTTCAGTTTTATTGTCATCAAGCCATTCAAATGCTTCAACAATCTCATCACCGTACTCCATTTCAATTGCTTGCTCTCTCATTGCCTGAACAAGACCTTCAATATTAGTACTGCCGTCTTTATTCTTAAAACGTTTCATCAATTCGTCATAAGACTCTTTGATGTTCATAGCAATAGCAGTCTGATAGTTACGAATAACCTCTTCTCCTGATATTTCTTTTCCTGTTGCAGGATCAGTAAATGTATCAGTAGGGTCAATGTTCATAATGATTTTACGTATCTGAGAACCAAACAGATTCTCTGAATCAATATGATGTTCAGGAGTAGATTGCTGTATTCTATAGTTCTCATTCAGCATTGATATTGTATTATCACTACTGATCGTAGATATATCATTCTGTACATTGTACCTACCTACTTTTACAGCAGATGTGAACATGATGCTGTCAGTAATACGTTTAGCTTCATTGAACGACCAACCTATTGTTTTACCGTCAGCAGCCTTATCAAATGAGTATCCCATTTTACCCATCATTTCCTCAAGCTTTGGATTATTCATTGCCATATCAGGAGTAAGAAGCATCTCTGCATTCTTATGCTGTGTAGGCATCATAAATTTACCAACTCCTGTATTTACCATTCGATGAGAGAAGTTGAACGGTTTGATAGGTTGGAATACCATAGCTGCTTTGGTTGACAGTTTTTTACCTGCCATTACATCATCATAGATAGCTTGTTTTTCATCACTCCATCTACCTGCACCTATCATGATTTCACGATATCTAAATATATCTATCCAAGTAGCAGCATCTGTATTATTAAGTTCTCTGTATGCTTTACGTATCCAAGCGTCTTTAGCATTAGGAAAAAGTTTATCGATCGTATCTATATGTGCAGATTGAATTGCTGTAATTTCAGTAGGATCTTCTATATAAGAAACATTATAGTTTTCTCTTACCTTTATTTTTTTACCACTTTTATCTGTATAAGTGTTATTGTCATCTACAGACAGATAATCTCCTGGTGACCATATTTCTTTTACACGCTTGTAAAAATCAGTAAAGTCAACCTGTCCCGTAAAATCACCGTTTATTCTTTCAGGTTTATAAAATGCAGTATCTCCAGCAAATGTGATTGCAAGTTGCATGTTCATATACATATTATTAGCTATATACTTTTGTATATTGAATTTACCATCTTCACCTTTGAGTATTCTTTTATCAATAAGTTCGTTATTTGCTCCTCTTTTTATCTTAGTACCTTTTGCAAATTCTTCTATCATACCACTGTCTATCATTTTTTGATATTCAGATTCAATAGAAGACTCTACCCATTCTCTTACAAGCTTATCAAGTACAGCATCGTCATTGAAATTTTTACCGTTTAAGAAAGGAAACATTTGGAACTTACTACCCGTCTGCTCCATAGAATCGGTAATAAATTCTTCTTTACCGTTTTCTTTTAACTTCTCAATAAAATTGATACGTGCTCTTTCTTGTTTAGCCGTTTCTATAATATTGAGAATAGCTTCCTCTTTTGTATACTTTTTGAATTTTACAAAAGCTGCAGATGTTGAATCTGCAAGTACAGGCATCATAAAATAACCGTAAGCAGGTTCGTTACCGCTTTCTTGACGATTGTAATATGCATTGATATTTACAGATTCAAGCTCTTCAGGTGTAAGATCCTGATACTCTTTTGCTTGTCTTGTACCTTGATAACGCAAACCGTCAAATACTGCAATGTCAAGTTCGTTACGAAGATTTACATCTCCTTCTATTGCTTTAAGAAAAGGAGAGTTTTCATAAAAAGGATCTTGCATATACTCATCTATGTGAGTATTATTATAAAACCCTTTACTGTTTTTACTTTTAAATTTATTAAGCAGTTTAAACATAAATCTTGACTGCAATACTGTATAGATAGTATCTCCATTTACGTTTCTTGGTGAAGGTTGATAACGCTGTTCATCAGCCATCATTACAACATCCATCATTTTTTCAATAGACTTTATACCTGATAGATCTTCTCCGAAGAAAGGGTTTTTACCTGATTGTAGTTTATTTAAAAATGTAGTAAGACCTTTACCCTGTGTGGCTCGTGTTCCTGCAAATTCTAAGAATCTTTTAAGAGGTTGTAATATTTCACCTTCTTTTGCTGTAAACACCTGCTTCATTCTTTCTTTAGATAAATCAAGCTTGTATTTTGAAGTTATTTTATATATAGCATCAATCTGATCATCAGTAAGGCTAAAGTTTTCTGCATTCGGTCTAACGCGATTATTATTTACAATACCTTGTACATCTTTTACAATCTCAGCTAAAACATCTACATCCTCTTGAAGACCAGGTATCTCTTTTACAGAGTTGTCTTCAGGATTATAATACTTGGAGTTGTTGTAGAAATTATACCTGAAGTTTTCTACAAGGTCTCGTTTAAGATTTCTTTTATTGCTTGATGAAGGTGCTGCACTACCGTCATCTTTTGCATACATCAGTATAAACTCTGTATTCTTTCTTTGACCTATATTAATCCAAAATTCAGAACGTACTTCGTTGTTGTCTTTTAGATAGTCATATAACTTTTCATACTGAGGTTTATATAACGAAAGAAGACGTAGATTCTCCATCATCTCATCTGTAGAGCCTGAGTCTGATAGTTCGTATATAAGTGTACCTTTTACGTTTGAAGGGTTTTCATAGATTGTAAATCCTGCAAATGATTCATTGGATTTTATTGTTGAAAATATTCTTGATGCTTTTTGACTGAACTTTTCAAATGGTCCCATGAATTTCTCTTTGACCATCCAGTTCTCAATGACATCCTCTGTTTCTTCAAGCAGTTCAGTTGTTTCAGCAAACGTAGTAGGGTTAACATCTTCACTGAATACATTGTATCTTATACCATAGTTTGCAAGTCCTGTAACAAGATTACCTAAGAAAGGTCTGAATACTACAGTACCATCTTCTTTTCTACGAGGAATAAGTGCACCTTCATCAGTAGTACCTTCTTCATTGATTGTCATAGTTTGAAGAGTACGCTCAAGCTGACTTATTTTTACTGCATTCTTTTCAGGATCTTTTTTATATTCTACAAGCTCTTTATTAAGTTGCGTGTAAGCTACAGTATATACACCTTGCAATGACATAAGAGGATTCTTAGATTTACTTGAAACAATTTTCCTAAGGGTTTCTCTATCATCAAGAGTATTATCATTTACAAGATTTTCTTTGCTTCTGTATATAGGTAGGATTTTATCAATGACAACACCATTTATAAAACGTTTTGCAAATACCTTCTCTGAAGAGTTAAGCATTCCGTTCTGTGCAGTATTGTTTACTTTATACCTTGTAATATTTCTTTTGAAATTTACATCACCAAGCTTAGACATTCCTTTCTTAGCATAAAGACCTTTGCTTACACGATACATGTAATCATTCATAGAAGCAGAACCAATACCTACACGCTCTCCTGCAATACGAATCATCTGCCATAGACGCTTAAAAAAGTCAGCTATCTTCTGAGGCAGAGTATAAGCAGTAGCACCTTCAGCAAGTTGGTACTCCATAAATTTATCTGCCCAATATTCTTCTATGTTTATAGCACCTACTGCAAAGCTTTCACCTGCCTCAAGAATCGCTTTACGCTCTTTTTCAGTAAGCATAAGATTGAATACAGCGTGAAATGCTTCGTGGTATGCTGTACCTTTAGCTGCGTTACTTTGAATGTATACAGAAGCATTACGGAATAATCCCCATGCATCGGGACCTCCGTTACCTACAACCTCACGTATATCATTAAGAACCTCTACAGGTACATCAGGATAATTTTCTTTGAACCAAGCAAGCTCTTCTTCTTGATCCCACTCTTCATACTCTATATTTTCGTTTACCTCTCTTGTTCTTGTATCATCAGTTTTATCTGAATCAAGATCTATATCTAAGTCAAAAGGATCTACATCTGGAACAGTTGTAGTTTCTTCAGTAACAGATGCTTCAGTTTGTACAGGTGCAGATACTTCTCCTGCTTGTTCAAGAATCTTATTTCTTTGAGGACCTGTTTTATAAACCTCTTTACCTGCAGATGTTTTACTCAATGATATGATACGATCATCTGATAATATCGCATATTCAGTATTATTATATGTAACTCTTCTTAAAGTACCTTGAGTGGTTTCATATCTTACAAGAGCTTTGTTGCTTACTGTCTCATTAGGAGTACCACCTGTAGTTTTAAATGTCATCTCACCCGTCTGAGGGTTGTAGACAATAGTCATATCATTTACAGGTATCTCTACAGTTCCTTCAGTAGTAGGTGCTGTTGTAGCATCAAAAGGTGTAACTATTAGATTATTAGTTAAAGTTGTTATGTCAGCAGCACCTGGAACTTTGAAAGTAACACGTGAACCAGTATCACCAATACTTTCTTCAAGAATTACTACCTCTGCAGAATCATCTAAACCTTCAAGAGCATCTACACTATCTGCTTCAAGAAGTTTAGAACGTAGCTCTCCTACCGTAGTAACATATCCTGAACCAGTTAATTTTCTTCTACCTTTCTCATCAATTCTAAAAGCTTCATACTTTGTAGTAGTAATACCACCGTCTACACTGGTAGCAGTTTCAACTTCAATAGTTCTACCTTTCTTATCAGTTCTTGTTTGAAGTATAGGCTTTCCCTCTTTAGTAGTAGTAGTAGGTTGTGTTTGAGGTACTGTAAGCCCAAGTGCTTCAAATGTTTCTGCAGCAGTTAACTGAGGCGTTACAGTAACATCATTCAAATTCATTTCGATGTTTGAATTGAATGTGTGCTGAGAAGGAGAGACGTTCGATTTTACTCTACCTTGCTTTGACACCATCTCATTGTAACCTGGAGTATTTATTTTCTTAAGGTCTAAACGCATTACACGTTTTGATAGAATATCCATAACTCCATCTACATCAAGACCTACCATGTCTACAATTTCCCCTTGCTCGTTTCTTACTTCTTTTACTGTAAGGGTATCGTTGATCTCATCATATACTACTCTACCAGATACACGTGCATCAAGTTCTGTCTGTAATTTTTCAAACTCACTCTTAATAGTTTCACGAGCAGTCATTACACCGTCTTTGACTTTTACGGCTTCATAGAATGCTTCAACTTTTTCACGCACTTCCTGCATGACTTCAGGATTGCTTTCTAAAGCTTTTGCAAATAGATATGTAGGAATATATGTACCGCTTGAAGAACGTATGAATTGAACTGCTTGTCCTGGATGATCTATAAGACCTGACTCACGACTGTATGTTTGATTTACAAAGTCTTCATACTCTTCTTGTTTTTCAAAAGCATTGTTGTCAAGAATAACAACTTTGCCATCCTCAACAGTTACAATACCAAAGTAAACCTCTTCATTCTCATAAACTATAGTATGTGGGTCATTCAATTGTTCTACAGTATTCAACGAACCGTTCTTACGACCGTTGATAGTAACTTCTGTATCAAACTCAAATGTACCAGATGTTCTTCCTGATGCTGCCCACTGCTCGTATAGATTCTTACGCAACTGTGTAATAGCACTGTTGTCACCTTTCTTTGTAGTTCTGAGCATGCCGAGACGCACTTCTTTACCGTCAACCTCAGTGCTGACAACTACAAGCATATTGTTAACAGGAGTCTGTTGACCGACAAACTTGAACGTAGGACTGAAATCATAATCAAGAAGCAGCGTCATTTTGAGTTTCTTACCGAACAGATCTACATTAGGATCATTAAGGATTCTAAAATCCTCTTCGCTCATAAGTTCTCCTACAACTTCTCCATCTTTTTTAAGAGTATTAATATTACTTCTTACAGGTTGACCTTGATTATCTTTTAGTACCCAAAGACCTCCTTCTGGAATGTTTCCTGCATCTACACCGAGCACTTCCATGATTTTGGCTGCTCCTTCTTCCATAGAAAACTTTTCTTTAGGATTGATGCCTTCAACACCAGTTATCCTAAGATAGCCATCATTATACTCTGTCATTACAAACTCATTGGTCTGTACATAGTGAGTATCACCTTCGTTTGCTACTCCTTCATTATACTTATTGTCAGTATAAGAAGGTGTGCTTGCATTTCCATTTACTGTATTATCAGCAGTAGAAGGTTGTTCATTTGAAGGTTGAGGTACAGATGTATCAGGTACCTGTGTTTTTTCAGCTTGCTCTCTTAGTTGCTTGAAATGCTCGTTTGCTGCTTTTCTAAAATCAGAATCCTTAAGGTATCGATTCATAAACGCATTACCTGTTGTAATACCCGCAACGTTTGCTCCTTTTTGTCTTAGAGCATTAATGTCTTTACCAAGCATGATGCTACTTTTGTATCGTAGCTCCATACCTTCTTGTTCTTTATTTTCCTGTGGCACAGTAAATACTGTCTCACCCCCTTTCTCCATCTTTTCTATCTGATCTGCAACAGCTTTCTTTGCAGAGTCAGGAAGAGTGTTGTCATTCAATACATTCTGAAGTACAGAATATGGAGCATTATGATTTATTTGTTTTAGAGCATTTTGAGTTTTTTGAGCATCAACATGTTCTTGACGTTCTTTCTGACCTTCAGGAGTATTTGCCGTAGATAGAATACGTTGTACTTCAAGTTGATTTACAGTAAGCTGATCCATCTGAGGTATGATACCTGGAGCATCAGGGTTTGCGGGGTCACCGAACAACTTAGAATCAACAGGGCTGATAGGAATAGCTTCTGTATTACCTTCTTCTTTAAGTTTTTCTTTGCTTTCGTTAACAGCTTCTTGTGCTTGTTTTATTTTATTGTCAAGTTGTTCTGTTAAAGATGCAAGCCCTGGTTTACCTTTGAGTCTTTTTTCGACTGCTTTTTTATATAATGTAAGTCTTGCAAGTCTACCTACATTCTCTTTATAGGTGAATTGAGTTTCAGACATTGTTTTCAATGCCTCTGTTTTCAATTCTGAATAACTATTTTCAAGAGCACCTCTTGTACGTTCCTGTACTCTTGTTTCAAATAAAAGACCTAACTCGTCAGCTTTCTGATCAAATGTCTTAGTAGTATCGTTGAATATTGTAGAATATGTTTCACCTAAATAATCAATGTCTGAAAGAATCTCCGCATCACGTTTTCTTTTGTCAGCAATTTCTTCAGTAGACATTCCTTTTTGAGTTAGCTGCTCGTCTGTAGCATCTGCCATCTCTTGATAGAATCCTTTTAGATCTCCAAGTCTACCTGCTTGTGAATAAGCAAATGCTTGCTCTGCAAGTTTTGTACCTTGCACCATATGAGCAGTTTTAATATCACCATTGTCAAGTGATTTAACTGTAGCAAGATATGCATCAGCAGATTTATCTACACCTGCAACCTTATTAGCTATACCGCCAAAAGCTTCAAATACACCTCCACCTACAGCTCCTAAGAACATTGCAGATTGCATTTCAGGATCAGTAAGATAGTCTGCCATACGTGTGCCTAAACCTTTAAGCTCAAAGTAACTTTTACCTTCTACAGCAGCACGTTCAGCTTCAGCACCAGTAACAAATTGAATACCTTCTTCTGCAGCTTCCTGTCCCATATTAGCAAGGTAATCTTTTGCTTTACCCATTGCATTCTTACGGAACTCTTTAGATGCAAAGTTTGCAGCGTTCATACCCTTAGTAAGAGTAATGTACTGCATCATATCAAAACCTAAGTTTACCCAATTGGTATTCCAAGATTGTGATGCACCCTTACCTGCACGTTGTCTTGCTTCTTCTTCTGGAACTCCTTCTGCAAGTAACTGCTCATATGAATTTTTAAATACTTCAGATGCCTCCATTGTATTCTCCATATATCGGGATATAACAGCTTGGCTTGCGCCTTTCATTACATTTGAAGCATTCTTACCGTATATGAGATTGTTAGCTGCTTTGATAGCTGCTGATGTATTCTTTGCTCTTGTAGCTATCTGAGTACCTTTAAGACCAGCACGTGCAGCTTTTCCTATCATTGACAATCCTCTGACTGCACCTGCAGCAGGAACCATAAGCGATAATGTAGATGCAATACTTTCTGCATTACTTGCCCACCATGTAGAATCAAATGGAGCAAACCCTGCTTGTGCTTCTTCTGTACGATATACAGGAGCTGCTTCACGAACAGCTTCTTTACCTTGTTTCATAAAATCAGCAAACCAGTTACTATATTCTTCCTCTTCACCTTGAAGAATATTTCCCATTTGCTCAAAGTCTGCTAAATAACTTATACCTTCAAGAGTACCTAAACCTACTTCTGCTCCTGCACGACCAAGAGCATTCATTGTCATTTGAAAACCTGATTGCGTATCAGCAAGTTGGTCTTCAATATTACGCATGGGATTGATAGGTCTATCAAGTTCAGAATAGTCTACATCAAAACCTGAATCTATTTCTGGTGATGCCAAAACAGGCATTGATGATTTAGGTGCCGATGGTGGTCTTAAACGTAATGGTTGTCTATCTTCTGTACTTGTAGGTAGGCTTGTAGCAGGGTCAATCTGTTCTTGCCCTAATACTGCCTGACCTTTTCTTAAAGGTGTAAGTCTTAAATTTCTCATGTAAATTTACTTGCTCTTTCTGTTGATAGTAACAGCGTCTGTATTGAATCCTGAATCTGCCATAATGGTTGCAATAGCAATCATAGCATCTGTAAGTCCTGTTTCCGCAGCTATACTACTTTGAGTATAACCACTTTTTGCTTTTGTTTGTAGCATTGGTTGAGAGAACTCACTCATTACAGATCTTACTTTTTGAATACTTGCTCCAGGAGCAGAATCTTTGATTTTGTCATATACGGTTTGTGCTGTAATTTCTTTACCTGATTCGTTCAGGTCTGATAGTAAACCTACAGCATTTGCGAATTTAGCATTTTCAAATGAACCATCATCTGCAGTTGCAGCAACATTCCATTGATCCCAACCGCCTTTACCGTTTACAAATAGATGAGAAGCGTAATTAGTTTGTTGTTCAGGAGTCATTTGATTTACAGGAACATACTCATTTTCATTTGTAGCAAAACCTATTGCCTCTTGTCTTTGAGGAGAACTATCTTCTTGAGTATTCAATTTAAATACACCAACATCAAATGATTCTACTTCTGTTGGTTTTATATCAGCTTCAGTAACAGCAAGTTGTTCAGCTTCTGTCATGCTTAATGCTTGGTCACCTTTTAAGAAAGGAAGAGCCATTGCTATTTCTTTTGAGATACCTAACATTTCTTTTTGACTTATATCAATAAAAGGCATTTTACCTTTTTTATCAACATAGGTTTCAGCATCTACAATTTCAGGTTCTCCTTGTTCATTGTAAATAGCTACCTTACCACTGATACTAAAAAGATCTTGATTACCTACTGTTCTTTTTGATATACTTGCAGCGTCTCCACCAAGAACTTCTTCAGCTTCTTTTGACATTTTTTGATTTAAATAGACAGGAACACTTTCACCACTATTAGGAGTAAGTTCATATGCAATATCAATTATCGCATCTTGATATAACAATTGATTCGCTTCTGATTGAGGCATTTTTTGCATAAAAGCATCTGTAATATCAACTTGATATTCTTTTTGACTATGTGTTTCAGAAAAACCATTATCTGTTTTTACTTTCTTTTTCATTAGACCTGTAGCATATATCTTATAACCGTCTCCTACAAAGTCAAACTCTATTGCATTGGGATCAAAAAACGCTCCATCTCCTCTAAAGTCTACTTCTATTTCTGTAGTAGTTTCTTCATCTTCAAGGTCACTTCTTTTTATGGGTTTACCTGCAACAGATAGTCTTCCTACATCTTCAGCATTTGCTACAGCAATAGAATATAGTTCTTGATGTACAGGGTCTACCATAGTTGTTATACCCATAGCACCTTTATCTTTAAGATACATTTTAGTATTGTAGAACTCTCTATCACCATAATGGTTTTTCATATCTTCATCTATAGTATTTTCAATCTTATAAAGAGGGTTGTCTATAAAATCTTCAGAAATATTTGAAACTCCTTTTAAAAAAGACTCAGCTCCTCCTGCCATTTTAGAACCAATGTTAAACAGTGTTTTTATTCCTTTTCCGCTTGCTCCTAATTTATTTAATGCATCTGGAGATTTAACAATTTCTAAAAACTCAGAAAGTTCTCCCCAATTAGCTCCTGCTTCTTTGGCTACTCTTGTAAAACCTTCTGCGTCAAAAGGAATTCCTTCTACACTAAAACTATTTGCTATCTTTTCTTCTAAAGTTTTTTTGTGTTCTGGTTTAAGATCAATAGTTCCGTCATCATTAAATTGCAACATCTCAAACTCTTTAGGTGTAAGTTTGTCAATTGCTTTTTGTCTAAAATAGAAAAGCTTATCTAAACCTTGTTTTACTTTTTTAATTTCTTCTGCTTTTTTAGATTTAATTTCAGCTTCACTGTATTTAGGTTGCTTTTCCATTTTTCCAGTATTCTTATTTCTTCTATAATGATACTTGGAACCCATTTGTTTTTCGACTTTTTCACCTACACTTTTTTCAAGAGCAGCATCTCTTTCTGCAACAGCAGCTTCATTTGTAGGATCAACAGTAAGTGTAGTAGCAGTTTCATAATCTTGGATACCTATATTACTTAAAAAAGTTTTTGTTCCGTCTTCGGCTATATCTTTATTTATTTGACGATCACGCGCCATAGTATTTGTTGTAACAGCGTTAGCTAACGGGTTTGGAGTTATATTATCTGCAGCAGAAGATGTAGATCCAGATGAACCTTTTATTGATGTTTTTATTTGAGGACCAAATGCATACTTTTCTACTTCAGTAAGATAATCTGCTTTAAAATGATCTGCAGTATATTCTTTACCATTAAGTTCATACTCACGTTTTTTCCAAGCAATAAATTGTTGTGTTTCTGGTGATGCATCTGATACATTATCAAGATGTACTCCATCAGAACTTAGTTTATCAAGATCAGCTCCTGCTCTTTCTAAGAATACTTTAGAGTTAAGATATTTACCATCTTGTGTAATAAGATTACCTTGAGCATCCTGTGATACGTTTTGAAATACAACATCTTTTACAGGGTCAATATATGTTTTAAATGCTGATGAAGATCCAGGATTGCTCATAGCACCATAATCAGCCATTGTAGGAGCAATACCTGCTGCTATTTGTTCATCAGTATAACCTAATGTATGTTCTCCTGTAGTAGGGTTGTAAGACTTATGTGTATAATAATCACCATAACCTTCTTGACCTGTTTGATTAAGAACAGGTTTCATAAGTTCACGATCTGCATTTACAAAGTCAGCACGTGAATCGTTTTTCCAATTAGAAGATAGTTCTGATAAACCTCTTACAGCACCTCTAACATTACGATTTTCATAAAAATCATTTACAAGACTATCAAGCTGTTCTTTTCTTTCTTTGTTTACTGCAGCAGCCGTTCTACGACCTTCAACAGAAAGACCAGGCTTTATTACAGCATCAGAGTATGCTTTACCAATAGCAGTATCTATTTGATCAAATCGTCTTTGTTGATGTTGAGCAAGTCCCATCATCTGTTGCACAGGGTACGGATCGTATGCTTGTACAAACTGAGGTGCTGTGTATTTTGTAAATCTATTTATTGCCATAACTTAAGCGTTACTGTATTTATCTTTAAGGTCGCTACCAAATTCATCACCAAACACATTCTCAAACATGTTTTTAACATTCGCATCGTTACGTCTCATATTAGCTTCTCTGAGACTACCTTGACCCATTTGACTCATTGCAGCAAGTGTTTGATATTTCATTGTATCCGCAGCACCTTTATTAGCTGCAGTATCTGCCATCTCCTGCATTGTAAGTTGGTTGTTTACCTGTTGTGCTTGATTAATCAACCCTACTCTTTCATTGGCTACATTCTCTTCTACACGTGCAGTCTCTCTAGCTTGTTGAGTGGCTAGTGCAGATAACGCACCTAAGTCAAGTTTACCTTGTTGTAATGCAGTATTTTGGGCTGTAGTAAACGCAGTTTTTACATCTTGTTTAGGCACATAAGCAGTAGGAAGTACAGGAGAAAATCTTGGGTATCTTTCTTCATCATAAGAACTTGAATCTCTCAATGCTCTACCTAAAGGAGCCATACGTGCAGCATAACCACCTATATCTGAAAGCATTCCCATATAGTCCTGACCTTTTAGTTTAGACAACATGTTACGCTTTACAGGGTCTTCAGGTTCTTCGGGATTTATTGGTTCATCAGGTGCTTCAGGCGGTCCTACAAAGTTAGCATCTGAAAAATTTGCAGAGCCAACTCCTTGCATACGTCTTTCAAGAAATTGAGGTGCTTGAGGTCCAGGTTCAAAATCTTGATTTATAAGAGGGTATACTCCATCTCCTGCGGCTGCAGCAGCATCAGCATCTAATAAACTTTGATACATTCCTTGAAGCTCTTCAGCAGACATGCCTTCGTAACCTGATGCTCTACCTGTATTTCCTGTACCTGTAGACGTAGGATCACTTGTTACATCACCTTCTGAAGAAGGAATTGATGGGTCAGAAGCTCCTTCTATAGCAGACCTAATATCAGGATTAGCATTTAAATACTGTTCTGCTTGCGGTCTATCAGGATCATAATTAGGATTTGCTAATGCAAAATCTGCTTGACCCGCAGCTACAGCATCATCATAGGATTTTAAGTCATTATATGCTTGTACCTTTGTCTGTAAGTCTTCGGAAGATTCTGTTGATGCGGGCTGTGTATTAATAGGAACTGACGGTATATTATCTGCTCCTTGAAAGTATTCAGAAAGTTCTGGATTAAATCCTAAGTATTGTTCAGATATTGATTTATTAGGATCATAATCACCGTTCGGTAAAGGAACTACAATATTAGGATCTGAAGCAGCAAGGTCTTCATATTCTTTTATAGCATTATAGCTATATAATTGACTTTGAAGGTCTTCTGATGTAGGAAGTCCTAACGCTTCTGCTGTACGGTCAAGTGTCCGATCAATTCCTTGTTCTGTTGTATACGGGAAAAAATCTTTTTGATTGTAAATACTTTCAATTTTAGTTGCATAGTTAGCATCCGTAGCGTATCCTGCTTTTTTTAGTAATTCAGCTTGCTCTTTTGGACTAGTAGCATTAAACACACCATTTTTTTCGTATCTTGGATTTTTAAGGAAAAAATCTATTTGAGTTTGTACATTACTTTCTGCACTTCCATCTCCAGATATTTCAAAAGGCTGGTCAAGCCGTATAACAAACTCGTTACCTTTTTTTTGTGGATTTCCGTATACTTTATACCCTAAATCTTTTTGTTGTTTAGCAAAAGCATCAGCCTGTTCTTTTGTAGAAAAGTTCTCGCTTGTTTTTTTAATCTCATAATCAACGCCTTTCTCTAAACTAGATATTCTTGACTGTGGTAATTTTCTTCCACCTAAGTTACCTTTAGCAGACTTGGCTGTTCCGTAAGCTGACTCTAAAGCTAATTGTGCTAATATTACTTGTGGATATAGACCTGTTCCCTTAGTTTGTTCTTCAACAATAGGACCGTATAGTTCATAAAATTCTTTTTTTTGTTTTGGTGTCGCCATTGTATTGTATTTTAAAGTCCTGCTATAGGATATTGTGAGTTTTTTCTATATTGTTGAAGAGGAAGATAGCCAGTAGCTTCTTGACCTAAAGTAGGACGTATTACATCTTTACCTTGTTGTTTAGCTTGAAGGGCAGCATCTATTACTTTTTGCCTGTTTTTCTTATCACGCATTCTATAGAAATTAGGATTTATATTATTAAATTCTAAATCAAGCCCTGCTAAATTAGGAATTTGAACAGAAGGTTCTTTATTAATATTACTATAATATAATGGGTTATTACGACTTCCATCACCTAAATATCTATCATCACCTGTAACCATACCTAAATGAAAAGGATAATTAAATTGCCCTGTTGGTATATTAACTATTTCACCATTTGGTAATTCCTGCTCAATCGTTCTTATTCTTTTTTCAAACTGCACGTAATCACCTGGCTTTTCGTTTTTAGCTTTTCTAAAAAGCTTTTTACCTTCTTTTGATTTAAAAAACTCATTTAATAATCTGTTATTATAAACATCATCAGGCATACCTTCAGAACTTGGTATTCCAGCAAGATCTTCAAAACAGTTTACTCCTGCTACACAAGTATTGTCTACTCTATAAGGAGCATACATTTCATCTCCGCTACCTACAGCAGCTTGAGACATTCTATCCCTTGTGTCATTACTTGCGATATAGTTTTGCATGATATCCCACTGTGCAGGGTCTTTCATGCCATCATACGACTCTTCTTTTTTCTTACCTCCACCGTTTGCATAATAACCATAGACACCTTTTTCTTTTGGAAGAGCACCTCCTTGTTTAGAAAATAAACCAGGGTGATAATCTGTTGCACCTTTTCCAGAATTAATATCTTGAGCAATATTATTTTGTTGTTGTGTTTTAAGCTCGTCAATTCTTGAAAAAGCAAGATTGTTTTTAAACTCTTTATCAGCAGCGTCTTGTTGCTTTTTTGCTCTACTTTTTTCCATAAGAGGCTCTGCTATTCCTTGAATAACTCCCATTACAGCACCTGCAACAGGACCTCCCATTTGATTTCCTGTTTCAAAACCTGATGCAAAACCTCCTATTGCAGAACCTGCATAATCTGCTTGATTTGGTTGTACATATTTAGTACCTTTAGAAAGTGTTAAATCATCAGGAGAAGATCTATAAGAAGCTTGTTGCTCTACAGCACCTGCGTTATTTGTAGATTTAATTAATCCTTCTAATCCTCTACCTATTCCTGATATCATACCGCTTCCTTCTTTAGTTTCTTGAGGAGCGTTAGCTGCTTGTTCTTGCTTTAGGTTACTTTGAGCTAATAAATGATCTGTTCTTGCTGTATCATCTGTAGCAACAGTTGGCATTTGAGGAGTTTGTTGTGTAGGTAATTGATAAGAATCCATAGTAGGCATGGATGTCATAGGGTCTGTTGCCAAACGTTGTTGAGGTGCTGGAGCAGATGGCATTTGAGGAGTATTATAAGATAAATTATCTTGCGGGTTTAAATTAATTGCATCATTTCTACCTGTACCAGTAAGATTATTTATGTAAGATGTTGGACCATCTGTAACCAGCTCATAACCTCCTGACATTTCACTACGACTTGGTTGATTTTGCATTTGTAAAGGGTCCATCATATAAGGATCTGTTCCCATTGCCCCTGTAAGATTATCACCACCCCCACCTGAGAATGCACCAAGAAAACTTCCTATTCCTCCAGAACCTCCAGAACCACCTGACATTCCTCCCATCATACTTCCCATTCCTCCCATCATACCACCAAAGAAATACATATCTTTAGCACCACCTGCGGCATACTTAACACCACCGTTAGCAGCCTGACCTCCTTCGTCATACATATTACGGAAAGGGTCAATACCTTTTTCGTTTACAGAACGTTGTGCGTGTTTGAGAGCTTCTTCTCTTGCAATCTGATCAAAGGCTTCTAAAGCAAGAGGGTCATCTTCAGAAAGACGACCGTTTGCATCAAGTCTTTTAAATTCTTTTGAGAGTTTCTCTCCTTCGGAAGAGTTCTTGTCGAAGATGTACTCATTGCCGCTTTTACCAATATTTACAGCAAATTCTCCTCCTTCTACTTCGGAACCTTCGGTGTAATCAATTCCACCAAATTCATGGGGTAGTCCTTTAAAGGCTTTTAAGTCCATTTTACAAATATAATTTATTGCAGTTCATTTGTCAAGTACATTTTTATAATATTATTTCATAATCTTCCTAAAAAGATTCATTAAATAATGTAATCTAAATTCTTTATCATTGTTATTTAAGAACTCAAACTTTTCTCTAACGTAGTGACTTCTAATTCGATTCTTCGTACCAAACTGATACTGGATAGCATGCTTCCATTCTCGCATCAACCTTCTGAATACAGTCTTTACACCTGTTGTTTGGTATGTATTGAATGTCTCTATTGATGAGAATGTTTCGTCTGACACCTCTGTACCGTCAGGTAAAAATACTTCGGTTAACCATCTGATGTTATCAAATATCTTAGTGATAAATGGTTCTTTATTTACTACTGTTGTAATAGATGATGTTGATGGGTCTTTATCATAAAAGACACCGTATTCTCCTTGCTCATGTACATATACCTCTGAAGGTATGCTAAAAGGTTTAGGAGTAAAGATATTTTTATTATCATTAATATACATATTAGGAGCAAACGACCTAAATGATGTAAACACATCAGATACATCACTATACGCAAGAGTAAACGGGATTGTAAAAAGAAATGGTGTGCCTGATTCATTATAAGGGTTTCTATCAAAAAATGTAATAAGAAACTCTTTATTTACATAATCATATGTAGAAGATATTCCCGCTTGAAAAGCTTGATTTGTAGGGGCATCGTTTTGAAGTATTAACCCTCTTGTGTTTTTATGCAACCAAGAGTTAATTTTACCTGCCGAAATATCACGCAACCCTTGCTTACCAAATATATAAAGACCTGCATCTTTTTTATCAAAGAATATTATACCTATTGGTGACACAGCAAAACTAAATTGATGCCAGCTACCTATAATTTCTGATATATAATCAAATCTTGGAAGTACCCCTGATTTACCAAGTATAATACCTGAACCCGATTGGTCAGTAGTAACAGCTCTTTCATTTACTGATGCTATACCAAAACCGTTTTCTTGCCATGCATTTAATTGATCGCCATGTGTTATAAGTTGACGTATTTCTCCTAAATCACCTTCTATATCTATGTATTTTTCATAGTCCCAATATCGCCAACTATCAATAATTTCACCATAAGTTTTTGAGTTTGATGCCCATATTCTTACGGGATGTTTAGTTATGTCAGGTTGTCCTACAGGTAACGGAAAAGACCTTTGTGTATCCATAACTTCAGAAAAAACATAATTATACTTAAAGTCTTCTCCATAATCTAAAGGAAATAATTCTGCATTTGGTATTTCTTGCTCGCTGGGTGCCATATAACCAGATGGATTTTGATTCTCTGTTCCTCCATTTAAATGATAACCATGCCTCATGTCAGTATTTACAAATGTTTCACAAGGATACCATAAACCTACAGCCACTCTTTCTTTTCCGTATTCTGCTTTCTCAGTACTAAAAGTTAAACTATCATCATCAACTAATGAGCCTGCAGGAACCATCCCAAGAGCACCCTCATTATAATTTTTACTAACTTTTAAACTATCAAAAATATTAACATAAGTATCTCCTCCGTATACTTTAATTGTATATGATGATTGATTTTCTTTCAATACTACATCAGTACCAGTATTAATATAAATATTTTGTTGTCTATTTGAAAAATCAGGACCACCATATTGACCTAAATTTTTTCTAATATAATTTGCATGAAATTTATCAGGTCGCATACTTGTTTCAACACCTGTATAAAATCTTTCGCTTACAAAATCACCATATTCATCATAATTAACTACAGCATAATTGTAATCTGGCAAATATCCTCGTACCGCAAAACTAATATTAGTTCTGTTAACATTAGGTGCTTCACAACTATTGCTAAATCTAATACCTGAATTACCATCAAGAGCAATCATAGTTGTTGGAGCACCTATAGATGTAGCACCATCAAAATTAACAATATAAGGAGTTTGATTTACAAATTCATAATTAGAAATTAAATATTCACCGTCTCTTGAAATGCTTTGAGCATTAATAATTTCATGCGTTTGACCTCTTGACCCAAAACAAGGAGAACCGTTGTATATTTTATGGTAAACAGTTTTCTCTGCAGGTCTGTTATTTTGAGTTACTTGAGAATCTAAAGTAGATGCTGACATACCTAAACCTTGTACAACTTTTAACTTATCCCCAGCAAGAAAATTTATAGGAGTACCAAACAAAAGGTCTGGTGAATGAAAACTCATTAAAGGGTGGCTATATATACGACTTCCATCTACAATCCAATCAGAAGATTCTGGAGTTACTACATATCCTGGAGAAGGAAGAGGTCCTGTGTAACTAGTACTATTTGTAATCGAACTTCGTCTTCCGTTTAAAGTATATTCAGTGAATGGAAATTTTTGCTCTTGAGATCGACCTTGTAAATAGTATTTATTTTTATGTATATTATAATGAGTTAAATGAAGTATTCCTTGAGCAACTACTGTCCTATCTAAAGGTTCTAATTTTACACGTTTTATACGAAAACCGTCAATTTGTTCTGCTATCTCAGGTGGAATATTAACAGTAAATTCAACACCTAAACTAATACATATTGCAGTTCCTCCATCTGGAGGAATAGCTGTTAAAGGAAATATTCTATTATTATTAATAGCATCCTCAACACCAAAATTTGGTGTTCCTCCTGGAAGATTCCTATCTTCTTGTAAATATCTATCCCACTCTTCCCAAATAGAAGGCATTTTAATATCAGCAATCCATTTTGCGTAAATTTCTGAACCGTTTTTATATGGCACAAAAGCAAATCTATAAGTCTCTTCTCTTCTGTAACCTTTTTGATAATGACTTAAAAAAGGAGATTTAAAATCTGACCAAAGGTTTCCTGTATTATAAATATTATTTTCTCCTAAATTATCTGTAGTACCGCCTGAATTACTATAAGGGAGTCTATACGGAAGAGCATATCCCCCTGCAGGTCCAACAGGAAACATTGTACTAAATCTTTGTTGATTATATCTTGCATCTACATTATATCTTCTTTGAGTAAACTCATAACTAATGTGAGGACCTTCTCCACCTAATGTAATTCCATCTTCTTTATATTTATAAATACTTTGATCTGGGTTTATAACATCTGAATTATAATCTATACCAAAACTTGTAAGAGCTTGTTGAGGTGTTACATTTAATGAAAAACCAGAAACATTTTCAAGTGCTATACCACCATTTATATCAAATCTATATGCTCTTGTATCAAAATCAACATCTTTTTTAATAC